TACAGACCAGTATATATGCATATATGCTATGGGAAATGACAGGCATCTTAGTGAAGGATATCGTTATCATCATTGGTGTCGATGATTCTCTCGAGGCACAAGTGTTTAGGGAACGACCTCAAAACTACCTTGAAAAAGCGACCGATCTGGTTCGATCTTACCATCAAATGTACGGATAAGAAAATGCGGCTTAAGCCGCATTTTTTTTGACAATAAACATGTACATTTTATCAAAACTTTGGTAAGGTGGACCTATAATAAAGAAGGAAATAAAAATGACTAAGCTATATGAATACATCCTCGCTCAAGATGATCCTTTTGATTTCATCTATGCAGCCCTCGGTGGAACTCATGGTGTTGAAACCATGAAGACTTGCACTGAGATGTATGGTGATATCTCTGCAGATTATATGCTGCACCCTGATGATGACTTCGAACGTATCATTGAGATTATGGTAGAACAAATGGAGGATGACGTATGAGTAGTCCTGTTATCGGTTACTTCGGTCGCGACACCGTTCAGCGAGCAATCGCTGAATACTTCTCCAAGCATGGCATTACAGAAGATGTTCGTGACTATCTGATGGTTCTCGAGGACGAAAAGCCCGACGATTTTTTTCAGCTAGTTTGTGATTTTATCGAAAAATAAACATGTACATTTTATCAAAACTTTGGTAAGGTGGACCTATAATGATGAAGGAAGAAAAAATGTTGAAGTACGTAGCAATATTCTCCGGCCTGTTGATTATGTGTGTTCCTGAAGATGCAAGCTTTCTTCAGTTCGCAGTACAAGGCCTTGTCGGTCTTTCCATCTTTATCGCTGGTACAGTCGCGCTGATTGATTCGGCTGAATAATAAGCTAAGGAGATTATGATGAACCAAGTTACTCGTGATATCGCTGCTAATCTCAAAGTATCTCTCGGAGATGCTAGCATGATTCAGTATGCATTAGAATGTGATGATTTCGACTTTAGTGCATGTTCGAATCGTCAACTGTACAGCGCAGCAAAGCGTGCTTACCGTGATATCCTCGTTGAGTCGATGGAAATCGCATAATTTTAAAAATAAACATGTACAATTAAGCCATTCTTTGGTAGAATGGTATTACCAAATTGAAAAAGGAAACTATATTATGGCACATATGATTGAATTTCTCGACGGCAAGGCTTCGATGGCTTATGCAGGCGAAACACCATGGCATCACCTCGGCACGAAGGTCTCGAACGACCTTACTCCGAATCAGATGCTGAAGGCAGCAAACCTCGACTGGAAGGTCAATCCAGTTCCTGCTTTCGCCGAAATCGGTGGTAAGCAAGTCGACATCGGTCACTCCGCTCTGGTTCGTGACGTCGATAACAAGATCCTCGATGTCATCACCAACGATTGGGTTCCTAATCAGAACGAATCAGCCTTCGAATTCTTCAATGATTTCGTTGCAGCTGGTGAGATGGAAATGCACACCGCTGGTTCGCTTCGCGATGGTCAGCTTGTTTGGGCCTTGGCAAAGGTGAAGGATTCTTTCGAATTGTTCAAGGGCGATCAGGTTGATTCTTACCTGCTCTTCACCAATCCGCATAAGTATGGTTGGTCGATCGACGTTCGCTTCACTCCAGTTCGCGTCGTTTGCAACAACACTCTGACTCTCTCGCTCAACAGCCAGTCGAGCAAGATCGTTAAAGTCAGCCATCGCCGCGAGTTTGACGGTGACGTTGTCAAGGAAACACTCGGTGTCGCCAAGGAAAAGCTTGCGAAGTACAAAGAAATGGCTGCTTATCTTGGTTCGAAGCGTTACACTGACGAGAACATCGTCGAGTATTTCCAGCGTGTATTCCCTGTCACTGGTTCGAAGAAAGATCTCAGTAAGAATGCTGGTATCGCTCTCGAAATCATGGACCAACAACCTGGTGCTGAGTTTGGCGAAGGTAGCTGGTGGCAGGCTTTCAACGCGGTTACCTTCATGACTGATCACATGATTGGTCGCAATGCAGATAATCGCATGACTTCTGCTTGGTACGGTTCGAACAAGAACCTCAAGACGAAGGCCTTGGAAACCGCGGTTGAATTTGCAAATGCTGCCTAATATGGTTGGGAGAGCTTCGGTTCTCCCAATTATAAATACGTGAATGGTAGAAGAAAATGGTACTTACTTCGTAGGAATGTCTTTCGAAACCGAGGATGACGATGAGATCGTTTTCCCGGTGATGTTCCATACAAAGAATTACAAAGAAGCGCTTACACTCACTCGATGCATTGCCGCTGGCGATCCAAGAAAACGAGTGATGTTTGCAGATATTGATGAGGAGTTCTAAATATGAAGAAACTTATTGCATCTTTAGTTGTCGGCAGTATGCTAATCTCTACTCCTGCCTTTGCTGATCATCGTCGAGATCGAAATCGCGACCATGTCCAGCAAGAGCGTCGTAAAGCTGGCTGTGGCTGGCTTTGCGGCGCTATCATCGGTGGTGTTGTAGTTGGTGCTCTCAGCTCAGGTAATCGCGATCGCGAGAGGGATCGTGAGAGAGAAAGAGATTATGAGCCATATAATGACACACGCTACTATCCGCCCGATTATAGATATGATAGACGCTATTGTGTCCGTGAACAAATCACCGAATGGTATCGTGGCGAACGCTACGTTTACTGGGAAACCCGTTGTAACTAAGGAAAATATATGAAGAATTTTATTGCGCTAGCACTCGTGATGCTGGCAACTCCGGCTATCGCACAGAAGACTCCTGTCGGTGTGACGTATGATACTACCATTGTCCGTGCGATTGATGGTGATACGATAGTAATCACTGCACCATACCTGCCAGCTCCTCTAAAGCCTGAACTTGGTGTTCGTATCTTTGGTGTCGATACACCTGAAAAGAGCTTTCGAGCCAAGTGTACTAGCGAAAAAGTACGCGGCGAACAAGCTAGTGAATTCACCAATTTGGTAATCAAATCTACGAAGAAGCATCAGGTTGTTCTGTACGATTGGGACAAGTTCGGTGGTCGTGTCCTTGGAGATATTCTCCTTGACGGCATGAGCCTACGAGATCTTCTTATCAAGAACGGTTTTGCGCGCGCATATTTTGGCGATGCAAAGCAGTCTTGGTGCAATTAAGCATGTACAATTAAAGCCCGTTGGGGTATAAATAGAATATCAGTTGTTGACAATCAACAATAAAGGCGGAAAGACCGGGGTTCGACTCCCCGCACCTCCACCATGAACACATTAGATCGTGCCCCTAGTAGCAGTAGCGAATCAAGGGCAAAATGATGAGTGTGTTCTTGATGGGGGTGACTATGGAATTCGATTTTCGTGTAATAGGGCGGTTTGAGACTGATTGCTTGGCAAAGTGCCATTAAACATAAATGCTAACGATAACGATAGCTTTGCAGATATCCGCCTAGCGGCATGATCTACACGGGTATGGCTCCACCTTGGAACAGAACGGGCCACTTGCTACCAGTTGAATCGCTGGTGCTACGAGTCACCAGAAAAAACGCTGGTGTAAGTATAAATAAAATATCACGACGGAGGTTGAAATCCTCCATTGACTCTTGCAAAACTTCAAGTCTTAGATGGCTAGAAAGCGGCATCATTCGGATGCCACCGACGAAAACACTAATGATTTTGCATTTCCAGTAAGAGGGAAATGGATGGAAGATACTTCGTTATTCTCTTGTGTATCTTCTTATAGCGGCAGAAAACTATATGGCTGGGATGCCTGTAAAGTAGTCTCTGTTTGCCAAAGTCATTGAGACTAAGAGGAAGAACATGAAACTTTTCGAAACTAGAAAAGATTTCCCGTATCTACGCTGGGCCGAAGGCTTTGTCATAGGTATCATTGCAGTAACAGGCGTGGCTTTGGCTACACCAAACAAAGAACCTGAAGTCAAGATCGTAAAGGTCCCAGTCATTCAGGTAATCGAAAAAGAAAAAGTCGTAAAGAAGCCAGTCTATCTGAGCAACTACGACAAAAAACAAATCCAATGCATGGCCGAGAATACATACTTCGAAGCGGGCCATGAACCTTATAAAGGTAGGATTGCGGTAAACAATGTTGTTTTGAACCGCGCAAAAGACGATCGTTTCCCAAGCACGCCATGTGGAGTTATCAATCAGAGAACTGCGCGCGTATGCCAATTTTCATGGAAGTGTGAGGGTGGAAAAAGAATTCGTGATGGTGTAGCCTTTGCAAAAGCAAGGGAAATCGCCGAACATGTGTATCTCGGAAATTACGGTGACGTAACAAAGGGAGCAAAGTTTTACCACGCTGACTACGTAAGTCCGTCATGGGGTAGAGTGTTTGCTCGTACGACTAAGATTGGTGCACACATTTTTTATAGAGGATGATTATTATGGTGGACGACGTCATTTCAACGAAAGCATTGACTTCTGAAAAGTTCATTAAAGAAATTGAACGACTGGTTATTAATTATGATTTAGATTATATGGATGCCGTCGTCCACTATTGCGAAAAGAATAACATCGAGATCGAGGCTGCTGCGAGTATCATTCGAAGCAACATTCGTATCAAGGCAAAGCTTCAAGACGAAGCAGAAGAACTCAACTTCATGCCAAAGAGGGCTAAGCTACCAGTATGACTCCATTTGAGAGCTACACCACTTTCCTCGCCCTTAAAAACCACTTCACAACAGACAGCTATGACTACATCAAATACAACGGCAAGATAGGCGCAAAGCCTTCGAGCTTTGATGTACGTAAGGACAAGTATCAGTTCTACAAGCTGTCGAAACATAAAGATCCACTCAAATATCTGGTTGCCAACTTTGTAGATGGCGATCTGAAATGGATAGGCGATCTGTTCGGTGATGACTCAGAGAAAGTGTACAATGAATGGTTGAAGAGACAGCAGTCTCTTTCTTATATCTTCGAAGAAGACGTAAAAAAACTATGTACAAATTTCAATGATTGTGTTATTGTAAAGAATGGGCAACATCCCTTCTTACTGAAACAATATCTTCGTCGAGAGATTTCTATCGAGACGGTGATTATCCTCAATGATATCTTCGGGTTCTTCGGTCATTGGAACAAGAAGATTGAGGATGGTGTCCTATGGCCCAGCATCCACAAGAAGCTGCTGAAGTATAAGCCTTTCTTTCATTATGATGCATTTAAATGTAGAAAAATTGTCAAGGCTGCCTTTACTTCATGATAAATACAATTGCAGTTCGCTGCAATCTAAATACTTCGAAACATACCGACATATAGGAGATTACTATGTCATTTGCAGACCTTAAGCGTTCTTCCAACTCTTCTTTTGAGAAGCTCACCAAAGAACTTGCTAAACAAAATACCACATATTCAGATCCCGACGAGGGAAAGTATTGGAAGCCTACCGTTGATAAAGCTGGTAATGGATACGCCGTGATTCGTTTCCTTCCTGCTCCAGTCAACGAAGACATTCCTTTCACTCGCATCTGGGACCATGGATTCCAAGGACCAACAGGTCTTTGGTATATCGAGAAGTCGTTGACGACTCTCGGTAAAGACGATCCCGTGTCAGAATACAACAGCGTTCTTTGGAACACTGGTCTTGACTCTGATAAGGAGATCGCACGCAAGCAGAAGCGCCGCTTGGCATACCACAGCAACATCTATG